ACCTACGAGGCGTCGCTGATGAACAAGCGGCCCGAGGTGCGCGAGGCGTTGCTGGGCGGGAACTGGTACGTGGCGGTCGGGGCGTTCTTCGGCTCCGTCTGGAACAGCGACCTGCACGTCGTCGAGGACCACGACATCCCGTCGAACGCGAAAATCTTCCGGTCTGGTGACTGGGGCATCAAGAATCCAGCGTCCATTGGCTGGTGGTACGAAGACGCCGACGGGGGCCTGACGCTGTTCGCGCACCTGCGCACAGTCGGCCTGACCGTGGACAAGGTTGCCGAGAAAATGGCGACCATAGAGGCGCGGTACGACCTGTGGGACGATGATGCCGAGCAGAGCCGCCTGAATATGGCGCGGAATCCGCTCGACAGCGCGTGCTTCGGCGGCGGTCAGGGGCTCATCGGCGGGCGCACCATCGCCAAGGACTTCCGCGAGTCTGGCTTTCGGTGGAAGTCGGCCAAGAAAGGCCCAGGCTCGCGCGTCCAGGGGCTGTCCCAGGTGCTAAAACGCATGATGACGCTCATTCCCGCCGCCTACGAGGGGGCAACCAGCCCGACCGAGCGCATGCGTCCGATGCTTCGTTTCATGAAATCATGCACCTCGCCGATTCGGACGATTCCGGTTATCCCTGCTGACCCAGGCAACGCTGATGACGTGGACACGACGGCCGATGACCACGACGTAGACATGTGCATGTACGCCTGTCTGGAGTTCGCACTCAACGTGGGCAAGAAGCGGGCCGAAGAGGACGATGACGACGACGATATTCCAGTGAAATCGCGTACAATCGGACGGATGATGCTCGGAAAGCCCGTCCGATGATGGAAACCGGCGATGATGCGGCGACTTTGACGCCCCCGGACGGCGCAGGGCCGCCGATGGGTGAGCAACCGCCCGCGCAGGACCCGAATACGCCGCCCGAGGCGATAAATCTGGTCGGAACGCTCGCGACTTCGGCGGAAGGCCAGGAATTCCTCGAAACGCAGGGAAAAAAGCTCGTCCGCCGTGTGAAAGCCGACGATGAGTCGCGCGAAGACTGGATTCGGGCGCGAACGGAAGAGTTGAAGCTGTTTGCCGGGTCGCCCGAGGACCTTAAAGACGGCGGACTCGCCCCACACGACCCGATTTCGACGCGCGTGCTGCTGCAAATGTGGAGCCGTGGCTGGGACCAGATTTGCCCGGCCAAGGGGACGCTCATGCAGGTACAGCCGAACGGCCCGGCCGACGTGGAGCCGGCGGCGCGCCGTGAGAAGTACATGAACTGGCAGTTGCGGCATAGGGTGCCCAACTGGGTCATGGGGCACTCTGAGAGTTACCTAGCGTTCATCCAGTCTGGCAGTGTCTTTCGCGAAAAGAGCTACAACCCGCACCTGCGCGTGACTGAGTTCTCGCACTGCACGGCCGACGACGTCATCGTGTCGTACACGCGCAAGGACATCGACCCGCTCATGAAGCGCGTGCCCCGGGTAACGCGCGTGCTGCGCTACCACCGCTGGGAAATCGAAGACCTGGCCGACGCGGGCCTCTTCGACAAGGACGCCGTCGAGAGAATATTCGCTGACGACGCGCCCACGGTAGGTGACGGTGCGGAGATGGACTCCGACTACCACGACGAGGGTATGAAGATCGACGGCATCGAGGAGCCAGACGCCACGCTCGCCAAGAGCGACGACAAGGACCTGCTGCCGCGAATACTCTACCGCTCGCAGACCTGGTTGAAGCTGCCTGGCCAGCAGCGCATGAAGCCGGTGGTTTTCACCGTCGACAAGAAGACGGGTATCCCGTTGGCGCTCACCATCCGAGAGGATGAGGACCCGTTCGACCGGGCGCGTTTCGACAACGAGAAGCAAGCCTGGCAACTGCAGGCGCAGAACATCGCCGCCCAGTACCAGCAGCAGTTGGCGCATCACCAGATGCTAACGGCGCAGGGTGTCCCGGCAGAGCCGCCACAGGAGCCGCAGCCTCCGCCTGAGCCGCAGCCGCCGCGCATGCGGACGCTCTACAACATGATCCACTACCGGCTGTTCCCGAATCCGGCCGGATTCTACGGCATCGGCGTCGGGTACCTGCTCAAGAACCCGAACCTGCTCATCAACAAGCTGGAACTGGAATACCTGGAGTCGGCGCGCCACGCGAACATGCAGGGCGGCCTGCTTCCGCAGGGGACGCTCGACGGCAAGGGGCCTATCGAGCTGGCGATGGGCAAGTGGCATCAGACGAAGCTAGAAGCCGCCGAGCTGGCGGGGATCAAGCCGTTCAACTCGCACCCCCCGGCCGATGGACTGTGGAAGTTCATCGAGAAAACGCGCGACGACTGCGGTACGCTGGTGGCCGACGTCGACACGATGTCCGGCGAGGCCGGACCGACGAACGAGACGAAGTCTGCGGCGCAGCAACGGCAGGCGAACGCCATGGCGCTGGTCAGCATCATCGTGCGCCTCTACCTGGAGCCGTTGAAGGAAGAGGTCAAGCTACTGGCCCACGACAACCGCACCTTCATGGACGACCTGGAGACTTTCTTCGTCTCCGAGACGTCGGCGGACGGGAATCAGCAGGGGCCGCAGCAGGTGGCTCGCTCGGACTTCAAGGACGAGTTCGACTTCACGTTCACCGCCGACCAGCGCCTGCAGACGCAGCCAGAGCGCGTGCAGACCATCTCCAACCTGATTCAGCAGCTAGGAACCATCCCGGCCGTATCGCAGAACCCGAACGTGGGCGGCCCGCTCTATCACGCGGCGCTGGTGGAGTTGTTCCGCGCACTCGACAAGCCCGAGTTCGAAAAGGCGCTCGGCCCGCCCCCGCAGCCTCCCGCTCCGCCGCCCCCTCCGACGCCGATGGACCAGGTGGACGAGATTCAGGGGTTCTTCAACGGCACGGACCATCCGGTGCTGCCGGATGACAACGACGGCGACCACCTGCAGAAGATTGCCGTGTTCCGCGCCTCGCCGTACTTCGCGAAGATGCCGGCGACGGGAAAGCAACTGCTCGACCGCCACGAGGCTGCGCACAACGCGCAGGCGTACAGGAAGCATTCGATGCTCGCCGCACAAGGGAGAATTCATGGCGTGGAAGGCCCCGCGGGACTGGGTGGAGGAAGAAACGTCCCAGGAACTGCTCCAGGAACTGCGGGACCGCCGCGACCGATGCCTGGACAAGCTCCTGGTGGCGGCACGCCAGGAGGACAACCTCCTCAGCCTGCGTCGGCTTAGCGGAAAGATCGACACGCTCGCGGAAGTCATCAAGCTAATCGAGGGAGACGATGAAGGTACAGAAGAACAATCGTAAGAAGGCCGGCGAAGCACCGAAGGGACGCTACACCGCGCAGTACCCGCTCCTCGTCGAGCGCGCGAAGGTCTGGGGCTACGACATACCGACCTTCCAGCCGCGCGGATCAAACGTCATCGTCTGGCGCTTGCCGCCCATCGAAACGACGCCTGGTGGAATCCATATCATCGCCGACGAGCAGAGCCCGCACGTCAAGGGCGTCCTCGTTGCCGCTGGTCCCGCTGCGCTCGACTCGTTCGAGAGCGAGGGCATCACGCTCGGGCAAATCGTCATCTTCAAGCGATGGGCAGGCTGGGAGACTCAGGATCAGACGCCCGAGGCCCTTCGCGCCTGCCGCATCCTGATGATCAGCGCCAGCGACGTCATCGGCAGCGATGACCTGCGCGAAGACCTTGAATCGGGGCGCGTGAAGTACATCAAGGACGGTACGGGACGCCACCACCTGCAGACCGGCCTCCTGTCCGAGAAGAAAGCCAAGGTGCTGGCGCTGGCGGAACATCCGTCAGCGACGCCCGGGGAGCGCGCGGCAGCCCGAAAAATCGCCGCGGGAATGAAGTAAGGAGACGACCATGGCCATCGACACGACTGACCAGAACACCCCGATCGTCGGCGAGGACGGCGGCGCGTCTCTGACCGCAGAAGACGCCGAGATTCCCATCGAAGAAGAAGAACTGGCCGCAGGGCCATCTTCTCAGCCCGACCGCCAGCAGGGCGGCCAGCGGCAACCTGGCCGACAGAGGGGCACCGCATCCAGCCGCAAGGAGCGACGCGGCGCCTTCGACAACGTGTCGAAGCAGCTCGAAGAGAAGCTGATGGGCTCGGTTCGCGGTGAGCTGTCAACGCTGCGCACCGAGTTCTCGCAGATGCTGTCGGGACTTCGCCAGCAGGCGGCTCCGCAGCAGGCTCCCCAGCAGCAGGGACCGGACCCGTTTCAGGCGCAGCTCGCCGATATCGACGCGGCCAGGGAGGCGGAGTTGAAGCTGCTGCAGGCGCACGACCGCAGCAAGGGCGCGTTCGACTTCACCCGCTATCGCAAGCTGGAGAACGACCGGACTGCGCTGCTCGCTCGCCGCGAGGCGATGCAGGTACTGCAGTCGATGGGCCTCACGCCAGGCGCGTTGCGCCAGTTGCAGCAGGGCGGGCAGAACCAGCGGCAGCCGTTCTCGCAGGAGGTCGTCTACACGGCCCGGTTCGAGCGACTGCAGGAGGAGTTCCCGCACCTGGCTGACGTCAAGGTTGCCGGTCAGGTCGGCGCGTATCGGCGCTACCTCAAGCAGTCAGGACGCCCCGACACGTTCGAGACCGACCGTGAGGCAGCGGCCCATGTCATGGCACAACTCGGCCTGTCGACGCGTCCTGTTCCGCGCGGTCGGCCTGGCCTGTACGCGGCTCCCGGTGCCGGCGAGGGAGGCGGAGGAGGGCGTCAGGCGAAGGAGATTCGCTTGCCGGCCAGTGTCGTCAACGCTCTCACCCCGGACGAGCGCGCCATGGCCAGCAAGATGCTGTTCGACGGCGAAGCATAGTGCCATCGAAGTACGTCAGCAGGCGACCTGCTCCGAAGACTCCAGCGTTAAGTTCAATAATCCGGTACGGACTAACGGTGGATGACTTTGCCAGGATGGCAGGGGCCCAGCTCGGTGCGTGCGCCTGCTGCGCGGCCAGCGGAACCAGGCTTACGGTTGACCACGACCATGCCAAGGAGGTTGGTGGGAGAAACCTAAATCACTGCGTGCGGGCCCTGGTCTGCTATTCCTGCAACTCCCGCATAGGGCGTGTCGAAAATGGGTCCAGCGACTGCGAAGAGGTTATGTACCGGGATGCGTGCAGGTACCTGTCCCGCTTTGAGAAGGATCACAGGTGTGCCGGATATTGCGGAGGGTGCTTGACATTGTCGGGCACCCATGTTGCACTTGTTGTAGCCGCAGGGTGACCCCTGGTCCGGTAGACGCTCCGAGAGAAACCGCAACTCGGGACAAAGCGCGCGGTGGACACCAGCGAGGTGGACATGGCGACCAGGGTCATCAAGCGAGGCAAGCACGGAACCACGGCGATTGCCCCCGAGGTTCGGGAGCGCATCGACCTGGATGAGGATTTCTCCGACGTCAGCGGCGATCCGAACAGCGAATTTGCGCTGTACTCGCCTGACGGGGAGAAGATTGGCCCCGAGGGGGACTCGACCTACTGCTACCTGTGGGCGAAGAACGACGGCGACGGCACGACCGGCATTCCGGCGTTCCTGGCCGCGATCCCGCCCTACGAGGTGGTGAAGTACGACGCGAAGGAGACGCCCCGCCCGCGTGGCACGGAGGCGTTTCTGGCGGAGGGTGAGAACGTTGTCGTCCGCGACCAGGTGCTGATGCGCTGCTCGCGCGTTCTCAAGGAGAAGCGCCGCCGCTACGAGGCCGTGCAGCACCAGCGCCGATTCGGCCACGTGGACAAGAACCGCGAGACCGACGTGACGTACGAGCCCGGCGTGGGTGCGCGTGAGCGCGCCCGCCTGGGAACCAAGAGTTACCGTGACGAGCTGACGACGTAGGAGACGAACCGAACATGTCCAATCAACCACGACTCGGATTCACGCCCGTCCAGGGCTCTCAGTGGGGGACGCGACGCTACACGGTCGCCTCCGCTTACGCCCCGTCCAACTCCTGCCCCGGCATCGCTGCGGGCGAGGTGGTGAAGCGGGTTGCCGATGGCACCATCGCCATCCAGAACGTCGGCGATACGGGCAACCTGCTCGGTGTCGTGGCGTCGGTGACCTACCTGGCGAGCGACGGCCGGAAGATTTACAACGGCGTACTGCCCACCGGATACACCTACACGGGCGACGCGGACGTCATCAACCCGTTCGCGCCCATCATCGAGGTCTGGGACAACCCGAACATCGAGTACATGGCGCAGTTGCTGGCCGACTCCGGCACGCCGCTGACGGAGTTCGCCAAGAACTTCTCGAACATGGAGCTGACGGCGACGTCAAGCACCAGCGTGGACACCTACTACAAGCGCAGCCTGCGGGCGCTGTCGGGAACGGACGCGACCACGGCGACTTTGCCGTTCCGTCTGGTGGAGATTCTTCGCAACCCTGCGCAGGACTACTCGGCGACGAGTTACCTGCGCGTCAAGTGCGTCATGAACGTGGGCGCGCATCCCTTCTACAACTCGACGGGGCTCTAAACCATGCCAGCATCGCCGACCTCGACACTTTCCAACAACTGGTCCGCCGTATGGCACAAGATTCTCGGTGCCGTGTGGTCGTCCGCCGAGGCGAAGAACGAGCCCGTGTGGAAGGGCTACCTCGACGAGATCACGACCGACAAGAAATACTTCGACGACGTCGAGCGCGTCGGCCCCGGCCTGTGGTCGGAGACCGAAGAGGGCGCGGACCTGGACCTCGACGACTTCGGGCAGGGCATCATCACCCGCTACGAGGCCAAGAAGTTCTCGAAGCGGCTCATCATCCCCGAGGAACTGGAGGAAGACAGCCAGTACCCGGAAATCTACGACGCCACCCGCATGCTGCAGGAGACGTGCGTTCTCACCCAGGACTACGACGCGGTGGGCGTGCTCAACGACGCGACCACCACGGCGAACGGCCGGGTGATGGGCGACGGCCAGCCGCTCTGCTCGGCGTCGCACCCGATTCGTGGCGGCGGTACCGTCTCGAACCTGCTGCCCACCCCGCTGGCGCCGTCGAACACGGCCATGGCGACCATGCTGGTCCTCATCGACAAGCTGGCGAACCCGTCGGGGTTCATCACGGGCGGCTACAAGGCGATGAAGGTCGTGGGGCCGTCCAACTACCGTTTCCGGATGAAGGAAATCTGGAAGTCGGAGCAGAAGGACGACACCTCGAACAACGCCATCAACTCGCTGATGGGCGAGGGCGTCGGCGCCTACGTGCCGGTGCCCTTCATGTCGAGCACCACGAACTGGTTCATGCGGACCAACGTGAAGCGCGGCGCGATGTTCGTGTGGAAGCGGAAGCCCCGTTTCCGCAAGACGAGCAACGACGAGAACGAGACGAAAATCGCGACGGGCTCCGCTCGCTGGACCACCGGGGCCAGTGACTGGAGGACGTTCGTAGAGTCCGCCATCTAGCCGAAATCACTGGAGAAAACTGATGGCTGTCCAAAATTCTCTCAGAATCGACGGGGTTACCGAGGTTTACCCGGGCTTCACGACCACCCCGGGCGGGGGCAAGACGTTCCTGGTCCACTACCTCGGCGCCTCGGCCCTGTCGGACCTGCCGGCGGGGTTCGCCGGCAACCCGGATGGCTTCTTCCAGTCGGTGAACGCCGCTCTGGCGGCGGCTCGCCCGGGACGCGGTGACAAGGTCATCATGCTGCCTGGCCACGTCGAGTCCGTATCGACGGCCGACTTCTGGTCGGGCCTGGGCAGCAACACCGACGTCGAAATCGTGGGCTGCGGCACGGGGACCAACCGGCCGACGTTCACCTGGACGGCCGCCGCGGCGACCATCCTGTTCGACCAGGCGAACATCAAGCTGCGCAACTGTCGGCTGTTCCTGGCCGGCCCGCACGTGGCCGGCTCGGCGCTGACGGTGGCGGCTCCTATCACGGTGTCAGCGTCAGGCTGCGAAATCACCGACTGCGAAATCGCGTACGGGTTCAACTCGACGCAGATCGTGGGCATCGGAATCACGGTGACGACCGGCGCGGACCGCTTCAACTTCTCGCGCAACGACTGTTACGCGGAGACTGCGGCGGTGCCGACTACCACGTTCCTGCGCCTCACGGCAGCCAACTGGTTCCGGATGGACGATACCCGCATCATCGGACCAGGCAGCTCGACCACCATCGGACCTGTCCAGATGCTCACGACCGCGAGCTTGAAGATCCAGATGAATCGGTCGATCGTTCAGAGCACCACATCAGCCGCCACCATCGCCTTCACCGCGATGGCCGGCTGCACGGGCACCCTGGAAGGGTGCGGGTTCTGCGTCACCTCCGGCGTCGGCGTCACTGGTGGCAGCGGCCTCCAGGGCCCCGGTAGCTACGTGGCGACGGCTGGCACGCAAGCTCTGTTGGTCCTGACCTAAGAACTGGGCCGGTGGCACGGCCTCCGGCTGAAGGAGGTGTGCCATTTCGTCCCCAAACGCCTATCCCGCTCCCTTCGTAACGACGGGCCTCGGCCCCGACCTGCTGAGGAACATCGGGAACTACTTCTCTGGCTCGATCTACTGGTTGTCGAGCCTGACCGGCAACGACGCGAACGCCGGAACCGAGCCTGAGTTGCCGAAAGCGACC